ACAATTTTTTCATATTTTCTCCAAAGAAATAAAGAGTAATGCCAAGAGACAGAATCGAACTGCCGACACGTGGTTCTTCAGACCACTGCTCTACCAACTGAGCTATCTTGGCTTAGGGAAAATCTTCGCCCTTATACTCTGGGTGAAGATTTTTCATGTTGTCTATACCATCCACCCAAATAATGGCCACGCCATATATCAGAAGAAAAAAAATGATGATGCCCATATTGATGATGAAATCTTTCATAACTTCTCCTTGAAAAGAGCGAGCGATGGGGTTCGAACCCACGACATCAACCTTGGCAAGGTTGCGCTCTACCAGCTGAGCTACGCTCGCAAACTACAAATGCCCTGAGTAGGACTCGAACCTACAACCTGGTGATTAAGAGTCACATGCTCTACCATTGAGCTATCAAGGCGTCAGAGCCACAAGTCGGGATTGAACCGACGACCGCCCGATTACAAATCGGGTGCTCTACCGCTGAGCTATTGTGGCAATACTACATTATTTAGAGCGAGCGATGGGACTCGAACCCACAACAACCTGCTTGGAAGGCAGGGACTCTAGCCATTGAGCTACGCTCGCAAGTCCGCCGGGAGGGACTTGAACCCCCACATCTTTCGCATATAAGGCGACTGCCTTCACCATTTGGCTACCGGCGGATATGCCCCCACTAGGACTCGAACCTAGAACTTACTGGTTAAAAGCCAGCTACTCTGACCAATTGAGTTATAGGGGCCTACATGCTCCGGGCCGGAATCGAACCGGCACGCCTTGTGGGCGAGGGATTTTAAGTCCCTTGTGTCTACCGATTTCACCACCAGAGCAACATGCATTCAGAGGGAGTCGAACCCACACGCCTTGCGGCGCCAGCTCCTAAGGCTGGTGCGTCTGCCAATTCCGCCATGAATGCGCGCCTACTATTCTTCTGTTATTTCTACACCACCATAAAATACAATCTCACAATCCACGCACTCCCATTCAGCATCTTCTGGCCACGTGGCCTCGTTCAATAATTTTTGTTCTTTCTTGGACAAATCTTCCACACCATAACGGTCAGAATAGCATCCATCTGTTAGATTGTGATCCACTCTGTTGTAATCATCAGTGTTCAACGGTTCATCTGGTTGCCACCCATTCTCACGTGGGTCATCTGTGACCCAAACCTCACCCCACCGATACCAAACTTCTTCTTCAAACACAATACGTTTACCGTTTTTAAGCACCTTCTCCCAAACACATTTTTCAGAAACATTTTTCTTTTCTGTGCTTTCAATTTTAAAAGGCATAGGCACCTCAGGTTAAGTTACGGACAGGGAGGGATTCGAACTCTCGGAGCCTCTCAGCTCGGTGCTTTTCAAGAGCACTGCAATAGACCACTCTGCCACCTGTCCTAATTACTACAAACCTCTGTAATATTTACTTCTAGGTCTTCCTTGTTTTTTGTTAGCGCCTTTATAAGAATCTGTTAAAGCGTGACAATTAGGACAAAGAAGTTGAAGATTTTCAATTTTGTTATTGGTAAAATCACCATCAATGTGATTAAGTTCAATAGGTACTTTACCTGTATGTTTATTTACTTCTCCCCATTTACATATTTCACAGCAATTGCCCCTTGTTTCCTTTAGATGGGTTTTTATCCATCCCGCAGTTGCTGTTTTACCTTTCATACCATTATGATTACCTGATAACCATTCAGATATCATTTTGCTACGATAGTCTTTATACTGACAATCCCGTGAACAATACTTACTGCCGTGTATCAATTGTGTTTTGCAAACTATACAAATTTTCATAACTACCTCCTTATTATAGTTACAACTATTTATAATAAGTCGGTTTTACATACTAGCTTACTCTGCCACCTGTCCAGATGCTCTGGGCGAGACTCGAACTCGCAAGGTCGCGGGACCAAAGGTTTTTGAGACCTTCGTGTATACCATTCCACCACCAGAGCAAACTATGGGTAGTGAGGGACTTGAACCCCCGACCCTCGCTGTGTAAAAGCGATGCTCTAACCAACTGAGCTAACCACCCAACTATGGACCTGAACGGGATCGAACCGATGACCTCCTGAATGCAAATCAGGCGCTCTCCCAGCTGAGCTACAGGCCCGTAATGACGTTGAAGTGGGCGGTTTCACCCGCTTTCCTAGTTGAGATAGGCGACCGATTTGCTCAACATTGTCGGCCCTCTAACCACTTGAACGTCTAAATCGGGGATACTACAATCGCACTGCATTGCCCCACTACGACTCGAACGTAGATTCGCGGATCCAAAGTCCGCTGTCCTGCCATTGGACGATAGGGCAATAGTACCGCGTATGGGAATCGAACCCATCTTACCGGAGTGAAAGTCCGGCTTCCTAACCGATAGAAGAACGCGGCATGGACATGACCTACACTTCTGGTTTACCTACCCATTCTGGCAGGTCATGTCATGAACATTGCTGTCTGTTATCAATCAGCACCCACCTTTTAAATATAATACCCTGGGACTCGTTTGTCAAGCCCCAGGGTAAATTGTTACACATCAATCACTTATGACTTTTTGGGCTTTTTCTTTTTCTTGGTTTCTGTTATTTCAGGTAATGTAATCTTGGCACCTAGTTGTGTCAACACTTCTCGCATATTTGGATAAATTTGTAATAGTGTTTGGTCCTTGATATGTACCAGGATGTTGGCTTCCTTCCAGTGCATGCCTTCCAACATTTGCACCCATAATGTTTCTCGCTTAGGTACAGGTATCTTTTCCATAGTTCCGCCTGTTTGATAATTCTTGATTCTGCGGAATTCAGCCCGAGCATCAGTGTTGGCAAAACCATCAGGGACGCTGGTATCAGGCTTGTAGGTGTCAGGCATACCGGTGGGCAACCCATACAATTTTTCAGCATCCAACACTGCCATTCGCATCAATGGTGCAAATGTGGTGTCAATCTTGGCCACTTGTTTGGTTCTGTCCACTTGTTCATCCAAAGTGGCACCTTGAGCAATCCAATCCAGTTTTTCATTCAATAGCATGCTAACGTGTAAATGATTCATATCAAAACTCCGTGATGTGCTCCATGAGATTCTTCATCTTGTGTGCGATGAAATAGTTCAACAGCTGGGACTTGTCTCGAACATCCTTTTGCTGTGTGTAGTTATTTATAATGTTTTTCAGGATGTCCTGAGGAATCATACGAAGGTCCACCAGTTGTTGATTACGCTTGATGGCAGCTTCCTGAGGTGTGCCATACCAATGCGTGACATCCAGCTTCTTCCATTGCTCCAGATCCTTCTTTCGAATAGGCTTCTGACGACCACCTGTCACGAACACATCATCAGGTGACATGAAGTTGGGAACACCATCTCCCTTGTCACCCATCAAGATATGTTCCATCACAATCTCATCAATACCTTCTGTGGCCTTCACCCACTTCTTGTGAATGGGGCTGTACTGTTTCACGTTCTTGTAACGCTGAAGCTGAGTGAAGTCATGGTCACCAGACAAAATCAACACAGGCTGAGGCTCTGCCTCCAACCCCTGCTGAACCAAATCATGGTCCTGAGTCCACATCACCAACGAAGCAATGATGTCATCTGCTTCGGCTGTGTCCACTTCCACCACAGCATACGGGAAGCTCTCAGCCAGTTCTGACTTGATTTGATTCAACGCCTCGAAAATGGCATGCCAATCAAAGCCAGAATCATCACGCGCCTTCTTTCTGTTGGCCTTGTAATGAGGGAACATCTTCTTACGCCAGTATTTCTTGTTGTCACAGGCAATCACCAGTTGGCCAAACTCCTTGCCAAACTTGTTCTTGTAGGACCGTAAGGCGTTCACAATCATGTGGCGAATCAGTGGTGTACTGATTTCTGCATCAGTTCTGCCACGAAGTTCTGCCATCAGAGTGCTAATTGCCGTCTGTGAATAATCCACGATAATCATGTCATACCTCTATGTATTTCTTGCAATCATCATTGGGATCCCGATGACATAGATGCAAGATGTTTGGAATCAATTGTCCTTGGCGTTCCAACTTCACACATTCATCACACAAAACATAACGAATGTGCAAGTAGTTGTCAACACCTAGATATTCAGGACGACAAGTGGATGCAATGTTCTCCACACCAGCATCCACTTGTTCCTGATAGTATCTGGCACAACATTCTGGTATGTTGCTATGAATACCAAAATGATAGTGAAAATTATGGCATCTCATCCAATCCCTGAAAGTCATCAGGATTCCATGCCCTGTTCTTGAATTGCCCTTCATGAATCATGTCCTCGAACGTCTTGAACATGGCATTGAAACGAGCATTATACAGCTCCTTCATGCCAATCAGGATGTTCATGTACTTGTCCTGGTCTTCCGCTTCCATGTTGGTCTCACTAATCATAGTGGCCACCAGGTCCAGGTCATCAGTGACACGCCAGCAATTCATGATGTGTTGTTCCAAATCAAATCTATCAGCCATTAGTCAATCCTCACGATAAGTAGGTCAGTAGTAGTACGTCCCTTCAACGCCTTGCACTTCGCCTTGATGCCATCAAACCAATTCACAGTTTGATTCTTGCGAAGCTTCATCACCTCAGCCAACTGCTCCTCAGGCTTACGAAGAATCTTCTCACAGGTCACCTTGAATCCATAAATCTTGGGACCCTTCACATACAGGCTGTCCTTCACCTCAGCCTCATAGTAGCCTAGGCGGCGCTTCTTGGTGTCATACACCCAGACCATGTTGGCGCCAATGATGTCCACAGGATTCTGTGACTTGATGCCTTCATGCTCTGCCTTGAAACGAATCTTGCTGGCCAGTTTCTTCTTGTCCAAAGGCTTCTTCTTCCTGATACGGAGAGACTTCACCTTGGTCTGTTGCTGTGAGATGTTGTCCATCACAGCCGAGAACGTGTCAATAATCTTTTTGAAATTTCTTTTGCCCACATAGGCATAACCTTCCACCAGCTGTTCATCCTCACCATTATAGGCAGCATACCACTCGGCAAGACTCTTGCGAAGATGTTGCTGCACCAGCTTCAGTTGAGGACCTTTCAGGTTCTTGGTGAGAATGAACCCCACCATGTCATCTGAGGCTGGGACATCACCATCAAAGGCATCATCCATCTTGCCATCCAGTTCAGCCAACACTGAGGACACCTGAGCGCGAATCCTGTCCTGAATGTTGGGCTTGTTGCTGACCACAGCCGCCACCTTCTTTGTTGACTTCTTGTTGGCAAAGCTCATCACATAGTCACGAATTAGCTGTGAATGAGTGCTTTTCAATGGGAATCCCTGCAATGCCATGCGAGCTATGACACAGATGGAAGCTTTCACATCACCAAGATTGCGCCAAGCCTGAATGTCCTGCTTGGCAGTGGCAGGGCGCATCTCACGAAGCCATTGCTCCATGTACTTCATCAGATCCTTTTCTGAGGCACAATAGTTGTGCCAATTCAATCCACGAAGAAGTTCACTATCGTAATTCTTCACAGTGCCCTGCCAGGTGGGCTCATCTGAAAACATGGAAGCCTCAGAAGCAGGAGGAAGAACCAGATGAAGATTAGGCATTGCTGTACACCTCTTGGTCAAGGAGAGTAATCTTGCTGATGCTGTCCCAACGGAACGACCGCCAAGCCTTCTTCTCTAGGTCCCAGACCGGGCAAGAATCTGGACTGTGCTTGCGATGAGACTCCTTCACTTGCTCTTGTGCTGGCAGAAGCATCTCAACCAACGTGCACTTCATGTCACGAATAGTACCATCTGCCTTGGCGAAAGTCACCGTGACCACTGAATTCCGAAGAAGGTTACGAATGCCTTCCTTTGTGATGCCATCCATTGCCATACTGCCTCCATGTGTTTAGAGTATGTATGAAATATAACAGTTTTTGTTGTGTTTGTCAAGTACCTGTTAAGTGCTGATATTTCAATCACTTAGACTTAGGAGATTTCACAATTTTGAACCAGCTGCCAGGATTCCAGTCCATATCCATGTTGGTGGTGTTTTCCACACGGGTGGCAGGTTCTGACTTGTTCACGGCATCAGCAAAGTTCTTGGTGGGAGGTATCACCACGGGCTTGGGAGGTTCTGGTTGTTTCTTCATGGACAAATTGGCGGCAATCACCAACAAGATGGCCAAAGGATCAAACACAAAAATCAACATCAAGGTCAACAATCGTATAGCTTTGTCCAATGTGGTGGCATCATCTGTACCATACACCAGTTGTGCCACGTACTTGATGGGACCCACTTCAGCTTCCAGCTTGCGTTGCCCCACGTTCAATTCTGATTTCTGTTTTTGTAATTGTTGAATTTTCTTGTTGCTTTCTGTGATGGTGGCAGTTGTAGCTGCGCGTTCACGGCGTTGGCTGTTACGAATCTGCACGGCACGTTCCACACGATTCACATCTCCCACCAGGTTGTTCACAGCAGCGTCCATTTGTTGCAACACCTGACGTGCAACTGCCACATTGTCCCGTTCCATCACAATCTGTTCATCCAACAATGTGATTTGTTCTGTGTTGGCATCCAAGCCTTGAGTGCCTTCCACATGAGCTCGGGTCAGATAACCAAAGATGCCTACACTGGTGATGAGACTCAACACTAGAATGGCTGTGATGAAATACATTTTCATCAGGATGTTGGTTTTGTTCCAGAATCGGTAGATCCAGCTGGCAGACACCAACTTGCCCACCTCCAAGGCAGCACCCATCAATCCCACGGCCACAGGGGCACCTGGAAAGATGGCAATCAAGCCGGCAATGGAGAACCATGCGGCAATGGTGCTGATGAATAATGCAGAAAATAATGTGAGAAGTATCATAGCTTAACGTGTTTTCTGTGGACCTTACATATGATCCACTCATTGTAAAATTTGTCTGGGTGCTCTAGCACACCATGGAGAAATTGAAGTTTTGCCTCCATGTAATTACACTGTCCTTTGTTACCACAAAGATGAAGGATTTCACGTTGGAAAGCATCAGGTCCATGGGTCTCAACGTCATGTAACAATTCTTTGTTACTTCCATAATAATCCCGCCAGTCAGATTCCACTCGGACTCGCTTTCGTTTTCCTTTAACAGACTTTCTTTTGGCAAAGCTAAATAATTTCTTTCCAATGTACTGTCGTCCTGTTTTTAAGTTGGTGATTCGATACACAAATCCAATGATGTTGTCAGGTACTTCAGTAAACTCTTTGTTTTCATATAACCACATAGTTGAATCCTCAATGAGACTCAACTATTTATGAAACTCCTTGACCTGAATGTTGTTGTCATTGTCAATCAAGATGGCGGTGAGGTTTTCCACCCAATCTCCAGAATTCAAATAATGTATGCCGGCAATTTGTCTATCTTCTGGTTTGTGAATGTGTCCACAGATGACACCTGAACAATTGTGTTGTTGTGCCAACTTTGCTGCACCTACTTCGAAATCTGTGATGTAGTTCACCGCTGCTTTCACACCATTCTTAATGTCTTTGGAAATGGAATAGTAAGGAAGCCCTCTCCATGCTCTATACTTGTTATACCATGTGTTGAGTCGAAGTGCCAGTTCATATCCACTCGCCCCAATCTTGGCAATCCATTTCCACTTGGCAACAAACACGTCCAAGATGTCTCCGTGAAAGATGAAATACTTCTTGCCTTCGCCCAAGTCAAGGATGTAGTTTTCTTCTACTTGTAACTTGCCAAGATGCATGTGCATGAATTCATGCAAGAACTCATCATGATTTCCGCGTATCCAGACCACAGGGATTTTTCTGGAGATGTCTAACACTTTGGATATCACCTTGGTGTGTTTACTGCGCCATTTGGCACCCCTTGACAAAGACCAGCCATCCACGAAGTCACCGTTGATGATTAAAATATCAGTATGATGTTTTTCCAAGAACGATAGAAATTCAACGGCTTTACAATCTTCAGTTCCTAAATGGACATCGGATACGATAATGGCTTTATAGTGCTTCATATTAGTTCCAGTAGTTCACTTTTGCCTTCTCGAAGTGCTTAAGGTTATTTCTGTTGAAGAAGTTCACGGTCATATACCACATCATACCAAGGTATCCCAACTTGGTGAATCGTCGTTCGTCTTGACCGAAGTAGTGGTCAATAATCATAAACTTCTTTGGGTCATACTGCTGACTCAAAATATAATCTTCTGATGTTTCGTATTTGTTTGGGAACCCACCAACTTCTTCAAACTTACTACGACGAGTTAGGAAGAATGCTCCGATAGCAAATGGAGTTTTCTTTGCTAGAATCTTATTAACGAGATTGAATTTCCAGAACAGAAATGATGCCCGAAGGTGCGGACCATAGTTCTTAATATTTGCCGTCACCAAGTCCAACTTAAATGCCACCATCTTGTTTACGGCATCATAGATGGTAGAAGGATGAAATAATCGAACATCAGCATCCAAGAATAAAATGTATGGAGTAGTTGCTAATTTTGCACCATTATTTCGTCCTACTGATACAGGTCCACCTTTGATGACTTCAATGTTCAACACATCATCGTATAACTTTACAACATTGATAGTATTATCGGTACTATCGGCATCTGCGATAATGATGCGAACATTTCCGATACCCATTTGTTGTGACAGAGAGTCAAGTAAATGTCCAATATATTTTTCTTCATTCTTACAAGGGATGATGATGGTAACAAGATGTTTCATTATAGTAAAGAAAAAGGATGTTTTTTATCAGTGTCTACACTCATACCAACATACTTACCTACCAGATTTCCCAACACATAGATGGGTACCACTATCCAATTGCCCTTCATCAACTCATCCAAAGACCAGAACATGGAGGCTAAAGATGCCAATGCCATCCAAACACTATTCAATAACAACTTGTGGGTGTTGTCCTCAAAAGTATAACGTATTTCCAACACTTTCAAAATGTTGAAAAGAATTTGTGAGAGAAATATTGCCAACCAAATCATTCTTCAACCTCATCCATGTCATATTCATAATCTTCATCATTTTCCAACATTTCACCACAAAAAGGACAAAATTCAGCTCTATAATGGTTATCATCCATATCATGCTTGATGGTGAATTCTGCTTCACAGACTAGACAAACAATGATTTTATGCATTTTGTTCCACTTCTATCTTGGAGACATCTTTGCGTTCTGCCATCACATAATAGTAATACGGCAGGCGACAATTTCCTAGCACTTGTATTGTTAGTCCGTTCACATTGTTCACCACCAAGGTTTGATCCATGTTGGTAGGTGTGAGGTGCACGGTTATGGTTTTTTCATCTACAAGACCTGACCAGTAATCAGGAAGAGGGATGATGCCTTCAGAAGTTTTGCCTCGGGCATACACTCCATATTCAGGACCTTCCAAACAGCCGTGACGAAGGCGCATGTCCTGTTTAGTAGGATGTTCAATATCAAACAACTTGGTTACGCCCACAATAGATGTAGCCCAGGCAGCATTACCGCCTACTGTGAGATTGCCTGTGGTGGTTACATTACCAGTGATGGTGGTGCTGCCTGCTGATAAAGCACCATCTATTGATACAGCACCATCTATTGATACAGCACCATCCACTGATAAAGTAGCATCCACTATGACAGGTACTGTAATATTTAAATCACTAGTAGTTAAGGTGAATTCATTATTAGATTCTTCAGTGGTAATTAAATCTGTTGCCATATTAGCTCCTTGATGCTCGGTTCAATTTGTTTCAATATGACACTTCACAACCATTGGCTGAACAGGCGGCTTCACCTTGCAAATTGGTTTCATCATTCATTTCTTTGACATCATCCAGATTGATGTTGTGTAGCACCTGAACAGCTTCAAGATATGTGGCTTCATCAATATCTTCAAATGGTGCTTGTATGTAACTGTGGTCTGAGTATGGAAGAACTGAAAGAGCTGTGAAGTTGTCACGATTGTCCCACATCCAACGACCCACTTCATCCCATTCATCTGCCTTGATGGATACTGTAGTTGATACGTTGTTCTTGTTGGCACCCTTACGATGTCCTGGCTTCACCCATTCCTTCCACACTTTGCTCACACGCTTCAACAGATCCAACGCAGATTCTTGGCGTGTGACAGCACCTTCAGGTGCCTTTTGTGGTACTTCAATCACAGCTTGAATGTTGGGCTTGAAATATTCATCTGTGACCAGTTCAGGATGATTGTTCACCAGATAGTTGTAGATGCTTTCATTCTTGCCTACACGAATTCTACGAATGTAGTGCTTGTTGTGCCAGGCATGAATGCCTGATGATGTACCCAACACCAATGAGGATGTGCCCTCAGGCTTCACCGTGGTGCAACGAGCTGCTGGGTTCGTACCAATTGAAGCTGCGACACGTTGATTCTCCTCCTTCACAATGTTTGCGGCTTCCTTCATGTCCAATCTCAAAACTCCACCCGATGCAATCCCCGTCATTGATACTCCAATCAAGGCTTCTCTCTCTGTTGTTCTCTTCCATATGTCTCTCAGATAGTGAAAGTTTGTATATGATGCTTGCAATGTTCCAATGAATGCTGCCGCCTTGGCACGTGCATTCAAATCTTCTTGTGATGCCACATCACCTGCGTGAATGGTTGTTAAGTTACAGAACTGAAAGGGGCGAAGTGAAATTTCAGCACAGGGATTCATACCCCAATCTTTGTCATTGGTGAAAAAGAATCCAGGTTCACCTGATCCTGAGGCTTCAATCTTCTTCCACAAATCAAAGAACACTTCTTCTTCCACCTTGGAACGAACAATCACAGCAGAGTTGTTGGCGCGACCACGTTGTGAGTTTTGTTCCCACCAGTTGCCGAACTTGCATGTGAGCATTTCATCATCATCAATGTCAAACAATGAAATCATGGCTGACCGACGAATGCCACCCGCCAATACAGCATCAGCAATGTAACACAGAATGTCATGCACTTCTAGTGTGGTGAGTTTGTCACCGTTTTGTTTCCTGTCCAGAATTTTCTGAACGTTGTGGAGACAATCTTTCAATGGTTCAGGCCCAGGCGCCTTGCCACCTGATGTGATGAGAGGCGCACCCTTTTCACGAATATCAGAGAAATCATACACAGGCATGGCCTTGCCCTTCATGTAGGCTGTCATCAACACCTTGACAGAATCAGCCCAGCCTTCAATGCTATCGCCAATAAGATATCGACGATTCTTTGTAGGCCTGTTGATTTCAGGAAGATTTTCTACATGATGTTGTTGAACTGAATATCCTACGCCTGTTCCCGACAACAACAGGAACATGATTTCTGAAAAGGCATCCACGTGGTCAATAGGTAGAAAACAGCAATTATACAAACGAGCATTGTTAATGGCAATAGGTTTCCCAGCAAACTGCAAACTGCGCATGGAAGGAAGTATCTTTTTATCGTAGACAAATTTATATGCTTCATTGATTTCCTCTTTCAAATTGGGAAATTTTTCCAAGTGCATTTTCTTGTTTCTGTCCACCAATTCTTTCCAATTCTCCCGACGATTCTTTTTGTCGTTGAACTTGGCATACTTCATGAACACAGTGATGTCTGATAAAATCTTGGCTGGTAATTCCATCTTACTCATGGGTCGGATCCTGGAGCTGTAGTGCTCGGTGAATGTTGGGAGGAAAATATGTGTTGGGTTTTAAAATCTTGCCATCCTCACGGCGGATGACTTGACCATCAACAGTTTTGCTCATGTTTGATGAGGTGATTTCCTGCCATACAGAACCCATAGGAATTCCTAAGGTATTGCACAGACCGAGAATCACCCAAATCAAATCGCCACAAGCATCTGCTGTTTCTACTATGTCCTGGTGTTCAAATCCTTCTTCTAACTCCGCCATCTCCTCTTGAATCAAGTTTAAATACAGGACAGCTTGCTTGTAATTCTCATCGGTGAAACTAGGTCTAGTATGTACTGCTTGACCACATGCTTCCATAAAAATCTGAACATCATTTTGCATATCACTCAGTCTCATTATGTGAAAAGTTATTTATGAATGGGAAGATTTCAGCAATCACTTTGGCACATTCCCAAGCAATCATTCGGTGTTCCTTTTGTGTGGCTTTGTCAGAACGTATATCTATATAGTGAAGCCAGCTTCGTAAAGTGCCATTCATATACATACGGGACGTGGTCAATCCCTCAGGCAACACAGCACGTGCCACTTCCTTGGCAATACCATGTTGCATGGCCCACTCATAGGCCAACTTGGCTTGTTGAATCACAATGTTCTGGTGATGTTCCCAATCCTGTTGCAAGGCCTCGTTTTCAGTCTCAATGCTATTCTGCCGATTCTTCACATCCTGTAATCTTGCCTTACGGGTTTCAAATGTCAATTCTTTCACAGGGTCAGCATATCGTTGACTGAATTCCTGAAAACTGAAACTGCGATGTCGAAGAATCTGCCTGGCAATGTCACGGGTGGTTTCAATTTCCAAACAAATGTTCACCATTTCAAAGGGACTCCAATGCTTCCACTTGATGAGATAGCCAATCAACTTGTCTGCTGTTTCTGTGTTGTACTGGTTGCTGGGATTGCTTACTCTGGCACAAAATGCCACCAGGTCATTCATTTCTGCCACATGATTCATGTCATCAGCACATGCAATGGTGTGGGATATCAAACGTACATTCATTAACAATTTCTCCATTCTGTGAATTTCAGTTTCGCCATAAGTCCTTGAAATGTGTTTTCACGAATAAGGTCATGGACTTTTCTTCCGCTCTCAACAAATTCATTGATGTCTTTTTCACGATATCCACAAGGCCAAATGACCACCTTGTAATCCAGATTGATGTATTTCTCAACAAGTTTACACACCTCGATGTTTCTAGGTTGATTGTCAAACACAATGGTCACCAGATGTTTCGGCAAATTCAACGATTCAATCTTGCTGAATCCTGTACCTGCGCATGCCAAACTGTTGTTCAGAAACAAACTATCAATGGGCCCTTCCACAATGGTGATGGGCTTGGTCTTGTCCACATGATTGATACCAAAGATGAGCGGCGCATCTTCCTTCATCTTAATCATTATATATCGCAGTGATTCACCCCGAAGTCCTCGCATTGTCACTCCCGTGAGTTCACCAACTTCATCATAAAACGGGAGCAACAACCGAGGTTCTTCGGTGCGAATGCTATCATATTCAGGGGCAATCTTCTGAATGTCCTTCACTGAAGGAATATAATACAATTCCTGATATTTGTCAACAGGAATTTTTCTGGACACACAATATTTCACTGCCTCATTGTCAGCATCACATTTGTCCAACCGAACAGCCACCTGATCCAACAGGGACTTGGGTTTGAACACAGGAGCATCAAATTTGAAATGTTGTTCAGCATCTGTGTGTGCTTTGGGTCCGTTTTCACCTTTGCTGTAGCGTTCAAACACATATTGTTGATAGGTGTGAGCATCAAAGTTTTTCAAAAACGTTCCGAAATGTTGACTGGCATCACAATTATGACACTTGTAGTACAAGTCATTTTTCTGCCGATAGAAATAGCCACGTGCCTTTTTCTTGTTGGTCTTGGAATCACCACAAATGATGCAACGACAATTCCACAAGTCTGCCTTTTTCTTGGCAAACAAGGGAAGTCTGTGACCAATCATGTTCAGATATTTTGTGTCAATAAAATAGGACATCGTGTTTCCTCCTGTCTTGGAAGATACACGATGTAACCATATTTGTCAAGTTTTAATGGTGCGGACTACCAAATTTATTTATAAAAACCAAATTTTTAGGAGAAGAATTTAGACACCTTTCCAGGCGTCTTTCTGAACAGGGTCTTACAAAGATTTTTTCAGGTGTTTTACTTCAGAAATTCACCTATTAATTGATGAGAGATGGCACCCAACACCACACTACCTCCCATGATGAGCCACTTCCATCGTTCCAGTTCCACCACTCTTTTTTCCAGTTCAGCCTGTTGTTCTGTGATGGCTTTGTGTTCTTCTGTGATGCATTTTTTAATTTCTGAATGGCCATAAGTCATGGCAGTCATCAATCGTTGTTCTGTTTCTGTCAGGTCATCGGACATATCACGACTGACCGTGGTGATACGAGAATGCAACTCTTTGATATCACTCTGTAATTCTTGTCGGCGTTTTTCTACCAATGAGAACAACTCCTCGTCCGTGTCTTCCTGTCTATTTAACCGTTCTTCATGAACAGCCAACATCTTGGCAATGTTGTTGGACACATCACCCATCTTTTCAATGGCAGCATCCAAGCGTGAAAAGAGCGATGTCATTCTGTTGACATCACTCTTCAACACTGCCACTTCTGTCTCTAAGCTCATTTATTACTTGGCTTTCTTGACCTTACCACCATACTTCTTCTTCACCTTCTTCACTTCTTTCTTCACTTCAGCCACAGTTGCCATGGCATCCTTGACATCAACCTGTCCATCTTTGTTGACATCTGCCACGTTTTTAGCTTTTTCTGTTATGCTTTTCAATGTCACTCGACCTTCATCTTCACGAAGGAAGGTCCAGTAGAACACACCAGCCAATACTATTGCAATTGCTAACCAAATCATAGTTTCTCCTTATTTCTTTTTGGATTTACGACGAAACATCTTGAACTTCATGATGGGGTCATAGGTGGAAACACCCCCACCTGCCACACTGTTTGCTGCCACTTCTTCCAAGAATTTGTTAAATGTTTTCATATTTTTCTCAGTTTGTTGATGATGTACCTATCCAACGGCACATCAGTTTCATTTACAGATTTTGTGATTGAATAATGCTCTGGTAGGTAGTTCAGAAACACTAAAAATGTTTTCATCTCCGACCAGTACTCAGGTTCAAACTTCAGAAACACCATGGGAATCAACGCATCAGCAAACACATTGTGTAACAAAATCAAATGATTCAGAATCAAGCGCTCACTCAACATCTGTGTTTTTTTGTACCGCTTCAACAATCGTTTGATGTATTTGAAACGTTTCAAATCACTTTCAAATTCCCGTAATGACACACAGGATGTGTTGTTGTAATTTTGTGCTGCATACAATAGAAATGTGTCCTGCGTCAATTCAATAGGCATAATTTAGAACGTTAGTGTTGCTGTGCCTCCAATTGGCCACCAGTCATTGTCAAACCACATGCATAACAAGGTGTGACCTGTTTCTGTGAATTCAGCAGTGCATCCTTTCAACCCATCGCTGATGGTGCTGGTGCCTGTAGCAGAAGTACACATGATGAGTTTCAATTGTCCATCCTGAGTACCATCTGCCATGGTTAATGCAAAGCTTCCTGCTGTATTACTTATTGTGGTCATGAATTTTGAAGAATTCACGGTGCCAGAACCCACAAGTGTTTGTGGACTGCCTGCGCTCAGCGCAATCAATCCTGAAAACTTGGTGAGTGTATTGGGAAGATTGGCCAACAATGTGGACATGCTAAGTTTTTTATCTGTGCTAGATTGCACCAGATAGAGCACGTCCGCCGAGTTGACGGACGTGGCTGCGGTCAATTCAGATACTTTGCTATCTGCCATGAATAGTTCCTATTATGCGTCTGGGAACACAGCATCTTCAGCATCACCCATGCTGGCTGCAGTGTTGGCACCCAAGGTTACCAGAGTTTCATACTGTCTCTTGGTTGTGATACCATTCACTTGGAATGTCAAACTGGCTGCACCACCACTACCCAACAATGAGTCGGTGACTGTGATGGTGTCATTGTCAGCATGTCCTGCACCTGCTTGCACAATTTCAATCACTGAAGCTGCGCCTGCAGCTGACACAGTGATGCGGAACAGATGTCCTGTGCCTGAACCGGATGTGCTTCCTGCCACTAGATAGATACCTGCCTTACGTGCACCTGCAGCAGCACTGATGTTGTCAACTGCTGCAATAGCACCAGTTTTCACATTACGAGCATGAACCCATCCGGCATGACCTGGACCTTCTGTGACACCCATTTCTGTGGCATCCACACCATACACAGTCTTGGTGTCTACGCCAGTTGAAAACCCGTGCCGAAGGAACTTGGGCTTTTCACTAAGTGTAAAATTGGTGCCTGCTGCCACTGCGGTGATGCTATCACCAGCACGTGCAACAATCACTGTGCATGCTGTGTTAGTTGCAATGGCTGTGATTACAAATTCTTGGCTTCCTGCTAGTAGAAAATCACCTACACGTGCTTCTGTGGTGAAAGCTGTACCTGTTCCGGTAACAGCACCACCTGTGGTGATAGCTACTGTACCTGTTGACGTTTTATCGTCTTTAATACCCCAACCTGACATGGTTATTCTCCTGATTTATAAAGTTGTTCGACTTTGTTGAAAAATTCTTTGACGTTATCTTTGGAAAGGTCAGCTATACTGTTGACATTGTATGTAGCGAGCACTTCAAGAAAGGCCTTTTCATAGGATTCTGTCATGATGACATCTTCCTTCATGCTTTTGTAATCTTCACGACCTTTTTTGTTATCACGACGACGACGAAGTTCTGTCTTGGCGCGTGATGCCAAACGTTGTTCTGCCTTTGAGACACGACCACCAGCACGTTTCTTGCTCTTCAAAGAGCTGGCCATGCTGTCTAGCATACCCTCTGGAGTGCGCTTCAAGTCAATATCTTCTTCTGAAATGGGATTGAATTCTTCGAACTTTGTCATGGCAACTCTCTGGCGTAGTAAACGGTACATCATTTCGTCATTCAAAGTCAAATTCATCAACTTCCTTACGAAGTCATAGAATACTCGACGTTGGTTCAATGGCAGAAATGCATCAGATCCAATACCATTCAGTGCCATTTGTAGAAATGGCAGGTATTGAACTGGCATCAAGCCTAACCGAACTAGAGTTTCAATTTGCTTTTCTCGGACGTCCATGATGCGTTTGGTAAGGTGTTACTATTATTTATAAGAATACACCATTAACAATTCCATTTACGTAGGGCTTTGTTGATGCGTGAATCAGGATCATTGGCAGTTTTGGCTGATGTCAGACGCTTTTTCATGCCTCCCATACGAGCACAGAAGGATTTGCGACGTTTTGCAGCCTTGCTGCCAGGTTTCAACTTGGAGGGCTTGGTAGTCACAGCCATGGACAACTTTGAGCCTGGATTTGCACGACGATATGAGGCAATACCTTTTCTGTTCAATCCACCCTTGGGGTCTTTGCCTTCTTTGCGTTGCCATGCTGGAGCAGCCTCATCCATGTCTTCCATTTCATCTTCTGGTTCTTCAACACCTGTATTCACTTTCAATGTGTTGTTATACTTGGCAAGTGTGTCACACATCATGAATTCTTTCAGGCTTTTCATCTTCTTCAAAACTGGAATGTCTGCATTTTCTTGACCAGGCGTGCCTTCCAACATTTTTCTAGTGCGTTCTGGTGTACCTATTTCATTTTCTTTGCCGTATTCTTCTTTTGTGACAGGCACACAATTAGGCACCATCCTGTCGCCTTTCTTCTTCATACCTGCTTGACGATAGCCATCCCAACAAGGACCTTGACCTACAGCTTCATTGGTGCTTCTCCATCCACCACCTTTGCTACGATACCATTTGGCGGCCCAGCCATTGGCATAGGCGCTGGGATACACATCAAACTTGGAGCGAGCTAAGCTCTTGGCACGAGCCCAAAGTTTAGGGTTGGTGGGCTTGTTCTTTTCTTGTAAGATTTCTTCTTTCATAGTTTTCACCATGATGGGTTTATTGCCTTGACCAGGTTGGTCTTTGCCGGGCCGGCCGGCGGCTGATTGTGCTGCACGTTTTCTTCTGACCGCAGATTTGATTTCATCTTTACTCATGCTGGCTGCTTTGGCAGCTGGTACACACTTGGCATAGCCTTTCTTTTTACCTGAGGTGCCACAGGGTTCATAACCGCCAGACTTTTTCTTCTTGGCGATATTTACCCATTTCTCACGAAACCAGTTTCTTAAATCTTCGTTCATTAGTAGGTTCTCTTGGATTTTGGAAGTTCTTTACGAATCAAAGACTTTTTATATATCTTGGCACGTTGCTTCACCAAACGTTCTATAGCAGATTTTTGTGTATTAGACAATCTTGCTTTATTCTTCACACCCACTGACTTGTATACTTTTCGTAATGCGTCTTTGTTTAAACGTCTTTGAAATCGTTTGGCGCTGGCATTGATTTTTGCTGTAATCTTTTTTCTACGTAGTAATTTCCAACGATACTTTCTCATGGTACGTTGCTTCTTGTATCGTCCTTGAGGAGTCAAGGCTTCATCCAGTGACAGTTCTTTATCAGACAAATCAACAAGAGCTTGACGTAACTTTTCAATCATGCCTGAATTACGCACTACCTTGAACACCATGTTTTGCAATCCAAATTCGCCTGTCTTTGATAATCCTGATTTACGAAGTCCAGAAATTTTATCTAATACAAGTTGAATGGCGTCAACATTGTTGGCGGCAATGGCATCTTGTGCTTCTTTGATGAGACTGTCTGCCATGTCACCAATTTCTTTATGTTCAAATGAGGGTGCCTTCATATGAGGTTCAACAAGCCAACTATTTGTCACAAGACTAAATTGTCCTGTGGCAATCAAATGTTCGTTGCTTCCTTGAGCATACACTTCAACAGGATATCCTTTGATTCTGATGTTATGTCGGCGGTTGAATTCATCCTTCTTGGAACGAAGAAGCTTTTCAACTACAGTGACATCAGAATATCCACCCAAACGCACCACAACATGCAAATCAAAATCACTGAACTTGGTCCAGTTGTAGTTGGCGTTGGATCCAGTAAGAATAATATCAGTAACTTCTAAATTCACACCCCAGGTTTCAATGAACTTGCTAGCAACTTTCAATAATGCCTGACGAATCTCGGGCTTCAATTTCATACCATCCCAAGCAACAGGATTCAATTCTGCGTGGTAGATGGCGGTTTCTTGTTCCAGCTCAAGAAATTCTTTTAATTTAATCATTTCAATACTACAC